AAATCGGAAGCAGCGGCGACTCCGCCAAAATCGGAAGCAGCGGCGACTACGCCCAAATCGGAAGCAGCGGCAACTACGCCCAAATCGGAAGCAGCGGCGACTCCGCCAAAATCGGAAGCAGCGGCGACTCCGCCAAAATCGGAAGCAGCGGCGACCGTGCCCAAATCGGAAGCAGCGGCAACTCCGCCAAAATCGGAAGCAGCGGCGACTCCGCCCAAATCGGAAGCAGCGGCAACTACGCCCAAATCGGAAGCAGCGGCGACTACGCCCAAATCGGAAGCAGCGGCGACTCCGCCAAAATCGGAAGCAGCGGCGACTACGCCCAAATCGGAAGCAGCGGCAACTACGCCCAAATCGGAAGCAGCGGCGACTCCGCCAAAATCGGAAGCAGCGGCGACTCCGCCAAAATCGGAAGCAGCGGCAAGGATTCCGTGATAATGTGCGCAGGCCATAACTCTGCGGTCAAAGCCAAAGTAGGTTCGTGGATAACACTGGCTGAATGGGAGTATAACGATGAAAAAGACCATTTGGTTCCAAAGTGCGTCAAAACAGAGTTTGTTGACGGCGAGCGCATCAAGGCAGACACGTGGTATAGGCTGGTTGACGGAGAGTTCAAGGAGGTTGACGCGCTATGAGCCAAAAGACGGTTTACATCAGCGGAGCTATAAGCGGAGAGGATTACACCGCTATATGCAAGGAATTTTATTAACGACTTCATTCTCGGAGTTGAGACGGACAAGACATTAATCACTTTATTCTAAAACTTTCCAATTTTTAAAGAACTGTAAAAAAATGGCTAAACAAATCAAATTCGGAAAATTCAAAATCATTGAATGCACTGCCAACGAATTAAAAAAAGCCACCGCGTCGTCTATGCCGATTATGGCGATGTGCGACTTTTGCGGTGACATTGCATTGACACACAACTACAAAGGCTACTACATTGCCGTGCTAAATCAATGGTTCTGCGAAAAATGCTTTGCAGATTTCAAAAAGCGCCACCCCACATGGTATCCGCAAGACGCAGCCGTGGAAAATAGAAATTTTGAGACTTACGCCCGACTTTTGGGCTTAAAAACAATTATGAGAAAAGAAGAAACAGACATCAGACAACTCTTTGGCAGCTTGCAATTCAAAGAGCAGCAGGATTTCTTGGCGTATTGCCAAGATTACCTCGACAAGAAGCAATCCCGATATGTCAAGACCTATTCGTTAGAGGATTGGCTCAATGACAATGCTGGTGTTGCCAGCATTGGGGCGAAAGACGCCAACGGGGTTGAAATCCACGAGGGCGATGTCCTTTACGAGTGTAGCACCGGGTTGGTTTTCACGGTAATCTGGAACAAGGACACATGTGCTTTCGCACTCCGTGAGCCCGGCTTCCCGGAAGGTGGTCAGACACCTCTGGGAATAATGCTTAAAAAATTCGATTTCCACGTTATTGGAAACATTCATTACAAATCTAAAAATCAATAAAATATGGCACAATTCATTGAAACAAAAGTCCGCTGCAAGGAAATTCAAGACAGCGGCAAGGAAAAGACGGTTACAAACACCTATCTCATCGACGCCTTGAGCTTCACCGAGGCCGAGGCGAGAGCCACCGAGGAAGTCGTACCATACCTCAAAGGCGATTTCGAGATAAACGCCGTAAAGAAATCCAACATCGCCGAGATTGTCGAGAACGAGAACGACCCCGACGAGGACGGACGCTGGTTCGACTTCAAGGTCAACTACATCATCATCATCGATAAAAAGACCGGAGAGGAGAAGCGCAAGGCGAGCCACACGCTCGTCAAGGCTCCCGACCTCCACACCGCCCTGCGACGCTTCGACAACCACATGCGCATCACCTCCGCCGACTTCGAGATTGCGGCAATAACCGAAACCCCAATCCTTGACGTGTTCAAGGCAAACTCTCCTGACGGTCATGGCACAGCAAATTGTCATAGGCATTGACCCTGACGTGACGGCGAATGGGGTGGCTTGCGTTGACGTGGCAGCACGAAGCGTGAAAGCCACCACAATGCCGTTCCCCGACCTGCTCGACTACTTGCGCAGCACGAAGCGTGAAGCCGATACGCAGGGCAGGCCGCTGCACGTCATAATAGAGGCCGGCTGGCTGAACCGCTCAAACTGGCATCTGTTGTGCCGCGACTCAAAGGCCGCTGCCGCAGCCAAAGGCAACCACGTTGGGCGCAATCATGAGACAGGCCGCAAGATTGCGGAAATGTGCGAACACTGGCAAATCCCATTCTCCCTTGTTAGACCGTTGCCGCTTACAGCCAGAGGGGGCATAAAGCTGTGGCGAGGCAAGGGCGGCAAAATCACACAGGAGGAAATCATACGCATCTTGCCGCTACGCAACAGGACAAATCAAGAGGGACGTGACGCGGCTCTGCTGGCATGGACGTGGGCAGGATTGCCTCTCTCGGCTGAATAAGTCGGCGCTTTGTTGATTTTTTTTGAAAAAATACTGTATAAATATTGCATATAACAAACAAATGCAATATATTTGCAGTGTAATTAAGAACAAAAAACAATCAACAAACAAAAAAATTAAAGTTATGAAAAGAACAGAAGAATTTGACATTGATGATGTAGCCAATGAGTATTGCCTCGATTTGTTGAATGTAAGCAACAATCCTTGTAGAGGGAATTACATTCTCGTTGGCTTCACAGACTTGAATGAAGCCAATGAGATTGCCGAAAAATATGGTCTGGAGTTCGTGGTTGCGGACAAGAGCTATAACTCATATCACGCCGATTGGTGCGTGACGTATAAGGGCAAGTGGCTTACCTCTGGCATTGGGCGCAACGACGCGGATATTCTTGAAGAGTATGAGTACAAAGGTGCAGAATATGTGTTGCGCAGCGCCCCAGACGAAAGGGAGCTGGCTGCAATGTTGAGCAACGCCCTTGAGGATTACAACGAGGACGATGAAGATGATGCGGAAGCAATCGCTGAAATTCACGACAACGCAGACGAGCTCTTGGACCCCGGTATGTACATGGACGGTTATGCCACAGTCCTTAACAGGAGGCTTGAGTTCATCGACAATGCGTCCACAGACGATTTTGACTACACCGACAGCGACGGTCACAGATTTGTGCTTGGACTTCGGGAGGTGAAATGACAAAAGTTGTGCACTTGACAATGCGAAGCACCGGTGAGAGCTGGTGCTTCGGCTCGATTCGGGCAATCTACGACTACATCGACGAGAGCGAAATCGGGGTCAACTACAACTCCCTCCGCAATGTTCTGGGGGCGACAAAGCCCCACTTTACCAACAAGAAAGTCGAAATCGAAATTAAAGAGTTGCTGCGTCACAAGTGACCAGCGGCCGATTATCATCACAAGGGCAACTCATTTAGGGTTGCCCTTGTTTTTTGTCATTTTTACACGTTTTAATGCGTTTTTTTGATATAAACGCCTAATATGTAAACAAATTAGTGTATTTTTGCGCAAAAACGCACAAACTATGAACACAACCTCACTGAAGCTCTCGCAGGTCAAAATCAACAAGGCGAATCCTCGCACAATTTCAAAAGACAAGTTCCAGAAGCTGGTGAACTCACTGCTCGTCTTCCCAGAGATGCTTGCAATCCGCCCTGTTGTCGTTGACGGCCAGCTTACGGCACTCGGTGGCAATATGCGGCTCAATGCGTTGCAGGCCATTGCGAAGATGTCTCCCGACGAGGTCGCGCAGCGGCTGGCCTCCACCCCGGAGTATGCCGCAAGTGCGCACGACGAGAAGCAGAGGTTAGTCGAATACTGGGGCAACTGGCTGCAATCTCCGACAGTGGCAGTCATTGACGGCAGCACACTTACAGAGAGCGAGCGGCGGCAGTTCATCATAAAGGACAACGTGAGCTTCGGCCAATGGGATTACGATGCCCTTGCCAACGACTGGGACACGCCACAGCTTGAGGACTGGGGACTGGACTTGTGGAACTGGGACGTTAAAGACGGCAGCGCTGGCAAGAATGAATGTGAGAGCAAGGAAGCCGGAGGAACTGCCGCAGAGGGTAGCAGCCAGACCTATGGTTCTCTTTGTGACCGATTTGTCATTCCGCCGTTTTCCGTGCTTGACACAAGAAAGGGGTATTGGCAGTCGAGAAAGAGGCTATGGCGAGGGATAATTGGCGATATGGGAGAGAGCCGTCAAGACACACTTATACAATCACCAGAAATCAAGTATAAGGAGATTTATAAACAGTCGCGAACGCAAAGAGAGCAGCTCGGAGTGTCGTTCAAGGAATACCTCGACAAGTATGTCTCAGACGATGTTAAAGAGCGAGCCGCAAGCAAAGTGCTTGCAAAAGGTGTCTCGCTACTCGACCCGGTGCTTTCGGAGATAATCTGCAAGTGGTTCACCCCAGCTAAGGGGGCAAAGGTGTTCGATTGCTTCGCCGGCGACAGCGTATTCGGATTTGTGTCCGCTTACGTCGGACATGACTTTGTGGGCATTGAACTGAGAAAGGAGCAAGCGACTTTGAATAACAGGCGTGCTGCCGGAATGACGGCTCGGTATATCTGCGACGACGGCCAGAACGTGGCGCAGCACATTGAGTCCGAGAGTCAAGACCTCCTTTTCTCGTGTCCGCCGTACTTCGACCTCGAAAAGTACTCTGACCTCCCCAACGATGCGAGCAACCAAGGCTCTTACGAGGAGTTTATGATGATACTCCGCAATGCGTTCACAGCAGCCATTGGCTGTTTGAAAGAAAACCGCTTCGCCGTCATCGTCGTTGGTGACGTAAGGGATAAGCGCACTGGATTTTACTACGATTTTTGTGGCGATATAAAGCGCATCTTCGCCGCTGGCGGAATGAGCCTCTACAATGAGCTTATCCTTGTGGAGCCTGCCGCCTCGACAGCTATGCGAGCAGGGCGCACGATGGACACACGCAAAGTCGCAAAAATGCACCAGAACGTCCTTGTCTTTTTCAAGGGCGACCCAAAGCAAATCAAGAAAGAGTTCCCGAAGATTGAGTACACCGAAGAAGACCTGTCAAAGACTGAATCGGGCGAGACGGGTTCAGAGAGTGAAACAGAGTAAACAGAAACGCCATGCAAGCAAAGATTTGGAATTTCTCTCAGTGGATAACAGAGACCGACCCGAAGCGTCTCAGGGACATTTTCGATGAAGCCCTGAGAACGTCAGGGTTCAACGTTCTCTGCTTCACTGACCACCATTTTCAGCCTCAGGGCTACACCGCCCTGTGGCTCTTGACAGAAAGCCACTTCGCCGTCCACACATTCCCTGAGTTCGGCAAAAGTTATATCGAGCTTTCAAGTTGCAACTTGGAATTTTATCAAGAATTCCTGAAGCTGACAAAAGAACTATGAGCGCAGTCCCGAATAAGAAAAAGCGTCAAGAGAAGATGCAGACCTTGCGGCTCGACATCGTGGCCACTCTTTACAAGAGGGGCTACTCCTATCGCGCAATCCGAGAGGAGGTGATGGCTCGCCTCGACTTGGCGACGTACTCTCTGCGCACGGTGCACAAGGACGTGCAGAGGCTTCTTGCCGAGTGGAGAGAAGCGCGCATCGAGAACATCGACCTTAGTGTACAGCTGGAGCTCAACCGCATCGACGACCTTGTGAAAGAGGCTTGGGAAGCATGGGACAAGAGCAAGCGCGACTACGAGAGGAAGAAAGCCAAGCAGCAAGGGACAATGGGCGACGGCGGCGGCGGTAGCGATGTGACCACAACCAGAGTTGAACAGCAGAAAGAGGAGGTTATCTGCTATGGTGACCCCCGGTATCTTGATTTGATAAACAAGTTGCTCGTGGAACGTCGCAAACTGCTTGGTCTTTACAAGCCGGAGCAGCACGAGCTTGCCGGTGAACTCACGTTTGCAAATCTGCTCATGCAGACCGGGGTAATCGATGATAACGCTACCGACGAACAGCAACAATAATAATACGAAGCAATGGCAGTGGACGCAGCACAACGGCAATCGGCGCAAGCCAAAGCAAAGGCTTTGTTCGCATCTTGGCGGAGCGACTGGAACTCTTTCATCTCCGAGGTTCTGGGCGTCACGCTCGACAGTGAACAAAGGGCTATCGTCTCGGCCGTGCAGCACAACCACCGTGTGTCAGTGCGCAGCGGCACGGCTCGTGGCAAGGACTATGTGGCTGCGTGCATCGCCGTCGCTTTTCTCTACCTCACTCCTCGTTGGAACTCAAAGGGTGAGCTGGTGCAGAACACCAAGGTCGCTCTCACCGCCCCCACCGACCGACAAGTCAAGAACATCATGATGCCGGAAATCAGCCGTTTGTTCAACCGCGCGAAGAAAAGGGGCTTCATTCTTCCGGGCAAGCTGAACGCATACGACATTCGCACCGGGAACGAGGAGTGGTTTCTCACCGGCTTCAAAGCCGACGAGTACAATCATGAGGCATGGTCGGGATTTCACGCCGTCAACACGATGTTCGTCGTGACGGAGGCAACAGGCATCAGTGACGACACGTTCGCGGCCATAGAGGGCAACTTGCAGGGCAATTCTCGCATCTTGTTGGTGTTCAATCCGAACACCGTTGTCGGCTATGCCGCTCGGTCGCAGAAATCCGACCGGTGGCAGCGGTTCTGCCTCAATTCGTTGACTGCGCCCAACGTAGTGAACCGCAGGCTGATTTATCCGGGGCAAGTTGATTACGATTGGGTCGTCGACAAGGTAAAGAGCTGGTGTACTCCAATCAAGCGTGATGAGGTTCGGGCGGAGATGGACGATTTTAAATTTGATGGTCAGTGGTATCGCCCGGAGGATTTGTTCAGAAAGAAAGTCCTCGGACAGTTCCCAAAGGTGGCCGAGGATACACTTATCCCCTTGCAGTGGCTTGAACTGGCGCACCAGAGGTGGACAGAAAGGGGTGCGACGGCACTTAGCAACGATACGGCCGTGTTGGGCGTTGACGTGGCTGGAATGGGACGTGACTGCACATGCTTCGTGCGACGCAAGGGCGCATTGGCCGGCTCTTTCTACACGCACAATAGCGGTGGTCAGGCTGACCACATGAAAATCGCCGGCAAAATCATGGCAGCACGCCACGAGGAGCCGGACTTGTACGTGTCTATTGACACCATTGGTGAGGGGGCTGGCGTGTACAGCCGCTGCATGGAGGTTGAAGGACAGGCTGCTGGCAACTACATCATCAGCTGCAAGTACTCCGCCGGAGCAAAGGGCTACCGCGATGCGCCCCTTACGGACGTGACCGGACAGTACCAGTTCTCGAACATGCGAGCCTACCTCTTTTGGGCAGTCCGCGACTGGCTAAATCCGAAGAATGAGACCGGGGCGATGCTGCCGCCGGACTCCCAATTCGACGAGGAGGCGACGGAGATAAAATGGTCGTTCAAGTCTGACGGCCGCATCTTTATTGAGCCGAAAGAGGACATCAAGAAGAGGCTCGGACGAAGCCCCGACAAGTTCGACGCTTTCGCGAACACATTCTATCCGATTTACAAACAAAGGCATATTGACCTTGGCCGATTGGCCAAGATGATAGGTCGATAAACAAAAGTATAAGTTCATGACAATCGAAGAAATCCTGAATGGTGGTGGCACAATCGAAGAAATCATCGCCGCGCTGAAGAATAAGACCATTGTTGTCCCAATGTGGGGTGGCGAGAATGGGTTGCGGAAAGAATACGACCCACGGCTGCACCCTGTAATGAACAAATCTGAGTACCCCGACATCGTTGACGACAATGGGATTACTCATGTGACAAGAGTTCCGTGCGACTTGCAACGTCTTGCGACGAAGCGAATGACGGAGTTGGTGTGCGGCATTCCGCCGAAGCGAATTTACAAGCCGAAGACTGAGCGGCAAAGCATGATAGCCGGCTACATGGAGGCAATCTACGACCGTAACCGGATAAATAGTGTTAATGTGGAGCGATTGAACATGCTCTTCGCAGGCTGCGAAGTGATAACCTTGTGGTATGCCGTCGAGCAGCCGAACAACGACTACGGCTTCAGCAGTCGTTTGAAAATCCGCTGCCGCAACTTCTCCCCAATGCTCGGCGATGAGCTTTATCCCCTCTTTGACGAATACGGGGACATGATAGCGCTTAGCATAGGCTACAGCCGCAAGGTCGGCCGCTCGACCGTGCAATACTTTGACTGTTTCACAAAGGACCGTCACATCAAGTGGAGCAATGCGCCCGGCCAGTGGGCGGAGGACGAGAGCGAATTCACGACGATTGGCAAAATCCCGGCTATCTATGCGTGGCGGCCAGCACCGATTTGGGAGCAGTCCTCGCCTCTCGTGTATGAAATTGAGTGGTGCTTAAGCCGCGATGGCAACTACTTGCGCGAGAACAGCAAGCCGTTGTTCATCGTCTTCTCAGACCAAGTAATCAAGTACGGTGATGAAGAAAGTCCGAACAAGGCTTTCCGCGCCGTCATGCAATATCCGCAAGGGAGCACTGCGCAGTACGTCACATGGCAGCAAGCCGTTGAGAACTTAAAGTACTACACCAACGAGTTGCGTTCGATATTCTTCACGCAGCTGCAACTCCCCGACTGGAGCTATGAGAAGATGAGCAGCATCGCCCTTTCCGGTGAAAGCCGCAAGCAGCTGTTCATCGATGCACAGATGAAAGTGAAAGATGAAAGCGGCAGATTGCTGGAGTTCTTCGACCGTGAAACGAATGTTGTAAAGGCGTTCCTAAAAGCCGCCCTCGGAGAGAGCTATGCCAAAGACATTGACGAGCTGGGAGTGGAGACGGAGATAACACCATTCTCGATAACAGACCGTGCAGACCAAGTGAATTGGCTTTCGACCGCAACTGGAGGCAAGCCGGTGATGAGCCAAAAGGAGGCCATACAGCAGCTTGGGATAAGTGCAGACCCCGATGCCACAATGGACGAGATAAGGGAAGAAAGCCGAGTTGACGCAATTGGATTCGCCGAGTGACGATAGAAATCATAGAAATCATGGCAAAAAAGGCACAAACTGCATGGCGGCAGCAGGCAACGGCGGTGGAGCTATTCCACTGCCGCGACTGCCGTCACAGCTACGATTGGCACAGCAAGGCCATTGATGGCCATTTGATTTTGTGCCGCTGCAAGCTCGATGTGCGCACCGGGCACGGCAAGTGGTGCAAGTTCCTAAACGACCCACAATGCCCGGAGTTTGAACACCGTTAATCCCACCACCGAAGCATGGCCAACGAAAAGGGCACGCAAAAATCACTTGCGAAAATTGAAACCGAGTACACGAGGAGGCACAACCGCCACCTCGACAAGTACCAGAGGCAGATTGCCGCCGTTTACAAGGCAGCTGCGCAAGACGCTGCACGCATAGGCATAAGGTTTGATGCGCCCACCGATAGGATTTTCAGCTTTAAGGATTATCCCGCTGCGAACAGGCAGATAAAGGCTTTGTTGCGGCGAATGAGCAAGGACATAAGGGCTATCGTGCAGGGCGGCATCGATGCGGAGTGGCAGCTTGCCAATGACAAGCTCGATGACACGGTGGCTCTCGCCCTTGGCTTTAATCTGACTGGCGAGCAGATGCGGCGTTATTACAAAACCAACTCCGAGGCGTTGGCGGCGTTCCGTCAGCGCAAAGCCAGTGGCATGACCCTCAGTGAGCGTGTGTGGAATTTGACGGAGCAGTTCAAGACCGAGCTGGAGCTTGCACTTGACGGCGGTATTCGCGACGGATTGTCGGCCGATGAGATGAGCCGCCAAATCCGCCAGTATCTCAACAATCCAGACAAGTTATTCCGCCGCGTGAGGGACGAGCACGGCATCTTGCAGCTGTCACGCCGCGCAGCGGCTTTCCACCCCGGCCAAGGCGTGTATCGCAGCAGCTACAAGAACGCTCGACGCCTTGCCGGCACGGAAACGAACATTGCCTACCGACTGGCAGACCACTTGCGCTTGCAGCAGCTTGACTTCGTTGTCGGCATAAAGGTGGTGTTGAGCAACAACCACACAACGACAAACAGCAAGGGAGAGATTGTGGAGCTGCACGACATCTGCGACGAGCTGGCCGGTAATTATCCAAAGACGTTTGTCTTTACAGGCTGGCACCCGAATTGCCGCTGTCACACCGAAACCATACTGCTGACCGCAGAGGAACGGAAGATGCGGCGACAGGGAATTTACAATCCAAAGAGAAGCTCTCGCTATGTTGCCACACCACCGGAAAATTTCACGTCGTGGGTGCAAGACAACGCCAGCCGAATTGCCGCCGCCCAGCAACGCGGCACGCTGCCGTATTTTGTCCGCGACAACATAAAGGCGGTTAATTCCGCTTTGAAAGCTGCTGACACTGGTATCCGTGTGGCGGCAGTGGAGCGAACTCTTAGCGTCAGACCGGTCAAGCAGCCTCTTTCGCAAGCTACTAAAGACAGACGCAAAGTCATAAGACAGCTCGCTAAAGAAATGTTAGTTGGGAAAGGCATTGCTTTGCCACAAATAGGACAGACTGCCACAATTTCAAATGCCAAGGTTAAAGAATGGCTAAATCATCCTTTCGATGATGCAGAGGCAAAGAACGAGGCTTTGTTGGATATAGAAAGCCTTATGCAGCACGCAACCTATAAAGGCTTTGTGGCAGACAAACACGACCCGAGCGCAAGGGCGCACATTTTTGAAGTTATGATAAACGGCAAAAAGGCTTGGGTTGTCGTTAGGGAAGTTTATGGCGAGGGATTTAAGATACACTCAATAATGGACTCCGACAAGCTAAGCAAAATGTTGGAATAAAAAAGAAAGCCAATTCAAGCAGCAACCTATTGAACTACAATCAATAGCCTTACTTGGATTGGCTTATTCATCTTCTGATGCAAATATATAACAAATATCTGGAATAAAAATATTTTTGGCGTTTTTTTTAGTATGGGGTTTCCTCTGGGGTTTTGTGGTTTTTTATTTTCGTTAACTTGTTGTGTGTCAGCGGCTACCCTCTTACGCATTTTCTTTACAATTTTATTGCCATTTTATACCATTACTTTACCATTTTGCAACAGCACAAATACCACATCTTGTGTTTTTACAATATTTTTTGTGTAAAAATACACCGATTAGTTGTTATTATAATAAATTAAATCTATTTTTGTAAACCTAATAATTTAATAAAAGACACGCTATGAAATTTCGACAGCTTATTTTCGACGGAATGAAAGCCAGATTTGAGGGGGTCAGTGACAACATTCTCGGCCGAGTTGCCGACAAATTGGCAATGCAAGCCGCAACAGAGGAGGCCGCCAAGGCTGCGGCCGAGGCAGTTACCATGCAACAGCTTTTTGAAAACTATGGTGACAGCCGCGCTACCGAGGCGAGCAAGACTGCTGTCAAGAATTACGAAAGTAAGTACAATCTGAAAGACGGTGTATCAATCAACAGCAACAATGGGGGTAACGCTGCCGGCCATGACGATGGCGGCAACGGAGCGAACCAACAGCAGGGGGCGGAGAGCCAAATCCCGGCTTGGGCACAAGCTCTAATCGACAACAACAAACGACTCGTCGATGAGCTGGCGAACATAAAGAGGGGTAAAGTCACCGAAACCAGACAGGCACGCCTCGCCGAAATCACATCAAAGTTACCAGAGTCATTGCGCAAGGCTTATGCTCGCACGCCAGTTGACAACTTGAGCGATGAGGAGTTTTCTACACTCGTCACCGACATCACCAATGAGGTCAGTGGTATGCAGGCCGACATGAACGCCAAAGGCGCAATCTTCGGGCAACCGTCGGTGGTTCCCGGCGGCAACGGCGGAAATACGGAACTGACAAAGGAGCAGATGGAAGCAATCGCACACCGCGAGGGCAAGCCAAACGCCGATGCACAGCCGTTCTAATCTCTTTTTTATCAACCCATTAAAGCAACAATCACATGGTAATGACCGTAAAGAAGACCAAGGATTCGCGCACCAAGGAGTACATCATGCACCGCATCGCTGACGTGCGTGGTGGAGTTTCCGTTGTGACGAGCGAGCTTGGTGGCGATTACCTTGCGGAAAGCACCCCCCTCTACTTCAGTGGAGGCAAATGGCATGCTTTGAAAATCGCAAGAGTTGCCGAAAAGACAACCAGCACCTCGGTTAAAGTCGAGAAAACGCACAATCTCAAAGTTGGTGACGTACTGCTCATGACCGTTGGCGAGAAAGCTGCCTCGGTGAGCAAAATTGACACATCAGCCAAAGGTTACGACACCCTTACGCTGTCGGCCGCTCTCGGCACTATCAATGCCGGCGCGGCGCTCGTGGAAGCTACCGAGGAACAGACCGCATCGGGCGCGGCGTTGAAACACGCAGTTGACGCACTCGTAGGCACTGGAAAGCCCATCGAGCCAAACAGCAATGTAATCACCGACGCTTGGCTCATCGGAGTAATCAATGATGTTAATTTCCCGGAGGCAGCATTACCAAAGGGATTTGTAAAAATTCACGGTTAATTCTTGAAGACACATGGCAACAATAGTTAACACCCTCATTCAAGGGCTGTCGCAGCAGATGGTGCAAGCTCGCTTGAACACCGCCGATGCGAAGCCATTCCTTTTCGGGACTTACTTCCCAGTGAAGAAAATCAACGGATTTAGCTGGACTACGCTGCAAAATCAGCTTTCAAAGGCTCATGTGGCCGCGGACCTCCATTCTGACAACGGCACTATCGTTCGCAAACGCCGCCCGATTTTCGAGAGCGCAAAAGGCGATATTCCGTTCATCGCAATCTCGCGTGAGATGAAGCGTTCGGAGTTGAAAGACTATCAGACCGCCTTGGCTTTTGCCAAGGACGCAGACGCGACGAAGCTCGCCCAGTTCTGGGGAGAGGACGTGGATTTCTGCTTCGACGGAGTGCAGTCAGAGCTGGAGTTTATCGCATGGCAGCTGGTGAGCAATGCCGGTGTGATGAAATTCACAACCAGCAACAACGCAACATTCGCCAATGAGTTTGACCTTGACTATGACGTTGACGCAGAGGCTAAAGTCAAGACCAATTCCGACTGGGGCAACCGTACCTCTGCCGACGTTATCGGCGACTTGGTGACAATCATCAAGGAGGCTAAGAGCCGCGGCTTGAATCCGAAGTTTGCGTTCTTGAACCTCGATGAGTTCTACAAGATTGCAAGCTGCGACCAAATCATCAAGGCTTGCGCGTCATTCGCGTCAAACGCATTGAACATCGCCCAAACTCCCGACCTCACACAAGTTAACTCAATGCTTGCACGGCAAGCATGGCTTAACGGCATTCAGCTGAGAGTAATCGACCAGACAATTACGCGTGAACTTCAAGACGGCAGCGTGTCGTCTGGCAATCCATTCGAGGACGGACGCATTGTGCTCACCGAGAGCGAGACCCTCGGTCGCACGCAGTACGACATTCTCAAGGAGGACAATCCGGCAATTATCCGTGCGGAGCGCGCCCATACCGTAATCAAGAAATACGGTACAGCAGAGCCTACATCAGAGGTAACAATCGGCCAAGCCGACGCAATCCCGGTGTTCGACAGCGCATATCGCAACGTGTACGTAAAAACCGACGCGCAAGCGTGGAGTTGAGTTAAAAAGTAACCACACTTAATCATTCGCACAATGACACTTACAGACGCTTTAAGGAGCATAAGCGGCTATCCCATTCCGCAACGCACGATAATGGCTGTGGCGCAAAGCCGCGGCTTCATGCTGTGCGACATGGGCGACGAGGCGACACAAGAGGTGCTGGCTTCCGCATCATACCGGCTGGCCACTGCCGACTTGCTCGTCTGGCTTGCTTGTGCCCCGAACATCAGTCAAGGAGGGCAGTCGTACAGTTTCACCGAGGAGCAGCGCGCCGACTTTAAGCGCAAAGCCATGAGGATTTACGACGAGTTCGAGCCTGACGAGGCGGCAAGCATAGGTGTCAAGTACGGCTACAAAGGCAGCAAGCTATGATTATCGCTAACGGCTACATCGAGCCAATTGTCCTATCCCCTGGGGAATTGGACGAGAATGGCTATCCGACCGATGCGGAGAGAACTTACGGCGAAGCCGTTGAGTGCCAAGTCGTGCCGGCGAGAGTCAACCGTCTCGCCCTCGCTACCAGCGAGAGGGTGACCGCAGCGATACTCGACATCTATGTTGACATGGCTGAAGTTGACCCGGACATCACCGCCCTGCGTCTCACTTACCGAGGCCGCACGACGGAAGATTACTTGGTCGCTTCGGTCGAACCTTTGGAGGCCGTCGGGCAGCTGAAAATCACGGTCAAATCGCATGCCGATTAAACAGACAACACCGCAAGCAGCAATCAAGGCTTCGCTTGACGAAGTGCTGGAGAACGCCAGAGCCGAAGTGATGGAGGAGCTCACTGCAATAGGGCTTGAGGCCGTGAATGAGGCTCGCCGGTACAATGGCAAGGCGTACGAAGACCAGACAGGCAACTTGCGCAGCTCCACTGGCTTTGTGATTGTTGAAGACGGACGTGTCATCTCCCTGCAAGGATTTGAGCAAGTACCGGCAAGGAACGACCCGAAGCATGAGGCTGGCAAAGGCTCGCCAACTGGCCGTGAGTATGCCCAGAATTTGGCCGCAGAGTTTCCCGATGGGATAACACTGATTGTCGTGGCCGGCATGCACTACGCGGCCTACGTCGCAGCCAAAGGCTACAACGTGCTCGACAGCTCGGAATTGTCTGCCAAAAAGGCCGTGCGTGAATTGATTGAGGAACTATTCAGAGAATAGCAATGAGGACAGCTTCGCAGATAACGGCAGATTTCTACAAGTCGCTGAAAAGCAGTGAACTTGCCCGGTTGATAAACGGCGGCGTGTACCACGATGGGCAACGGCCGGCAAACAGCCGCAAGGAAGACGCTGTTGTCGTGTTCACGGCCGGGCTGGCCGGGCAAGTGGATAGCGGCACTATTACGGTGCTCGTCTATATCCCGGACATAGACGCTGACGGCACAGGTGTCCCGGTGGAAAACAAGCGACGCACGTCAGAAATCGAGAGTGCCGCCCTCGACTGGGTGAAAGGCATGCAGACTGCCCTCACTGGCTATAGAATCGAACTCTCACAAGCTATCGCCACATCGTCAGAGGAACTGCTTCGGCAGCACTTCGTGTCGGTGCGCATCAGCTACGAGAGTTTTGACGAGAACGAGTAATTATTTATCCAACAATTAAAATCAAGAGAATTCATGGCAACTGTTATAATGGCATGGAGCAAGCCGACTATTAAAATTGGCAAGGCTGGGCAAAATGGTGCAATGGGCACAAGCCTTACGGAAATCAAGCCCTTGAAGTACCAATCCACGGAGCTGACGGCCGAGGACGGCGACACCTTGCAGATGCAGGAGGAGGGCGCAGGTCAAGTTGGTTACGAGGTGCTCCCCGGAGCATACTCGCTGACAACTCGCATCATCGAGCCCGGTGACGATGTTTATACCTTGCTCGGATTGGGCGAGGCAGGAGAAACCGGAAGCTACAAGGTCAAGACACACGTCGTGTCCGATTACTTCAGTGTAGAGGTTGAGCCTCTGCACGTCGGCGCGCGCGGCATAAAAGCCCCGAAGTGCTCGGTGAGCATCAAGCCGGGCTACAGTACGCAAGACGGCAACTATCTTGACTTGACATTCGGAATTCTCCTTAGCGAGGCCGGATATTGGTACGAGAGAACAACAAAGGCAGCAGAGTAACTTCCTTACATTTTTCTACGCAGCCCACACCGCCGGGGGCTTTCAATGCCGGCGGTCACATTGCGGAGTGGAGCAGTGGCAGCTCGTTAGGCTCATGACCTAAAGGTCGGCGGTTCGAATCCGCCCTCCGCTACAAACCAATCAAAACCAGACGGCTATGACAGACGAAGAAATCAGACACGCGGAGGGAGCGACACTTGAGGGGCTCGCCGTTGATACAATCTTGCAGACACCGAGGCAAGTGACAATCGGTGGGGTGGCCTACGACATCGCCCCACCAACTCCAGCCACGTTGTTTCTCATAAGCCGGCTGGTCAGCTTCATGCCGATTGTAAACCGCAATGCCAAGGACATTCTTGCGGAAGTGCTGCACAAGGCCAAGGACTGCAAGCAGATTACGAGAATTGCCGCAACCCTCGTGCTCGGCGCAAAGCGCATCAACGAGAAGCGCACGGTCAATGTGCGCCGACGCGTTGCAGAGCAGCCGCAAGAGGTGACAGGCTGGCGCAAGCTGCTGCCACACCGCCGCAAGCTCAAAGTGTCTGAGCAACCACACACGATGCTTGAGCTCGACTGGCTCGCAGGGCAAATCGCGGAAACAATGACTATAAAGCAAGTCGCTGCATTGGTTGTCGAGCTGCTTAGTTCACTGGAGATTGGCGATTTTTTCGGGCTTGGAGCTTCCCTGTCCGCGGCAAATCTGCTAAGGGGCAGTCAGGAAGCTCCAAGCCGACAAGTCCATGGGGAATGATAGTCGGCTGGGCAGAAACACTGCACCTTCCGGTAACGACGGTGCTGTATGACATCAGTGTGGCGAACTTGCAGCTGTACTCCGCGGCTCTCCCCCACTACGACGATGTGGAGGAAAAGAAGTTTGACCCCAGTCTCGATGCTGACAATCCGGAGAACTTCCGCGACACCCCAGATGGTTTTGTGTAAGTATTAATTATCAACGTGGCGCATGGCAAAAAGTAACAACAACAGAGGAATTAATTACTCTATCGGCTTAAACACCGATGGCTTGCGGCAGAGTGCGCAAGAAGCGAGTGACTATTTCAAGCAGATTGGTGACCGTGCGGCAAGATATGGTGTCTTCGTCGACAAATACATTACGCAGGGCTTTAATGGAGCTGGCGCGGCTGCACGCGCCTTCAAGCAGACAAGCAATGAGCTGACACAGCGCATCAACGCACAAAAGGCCGTTGTGCAGCAATTGCAGAACGAGTATAACCGCTATAAGGCCGCTGCAAACAACACGACCACGGCCGGGCAACGAATGGGGGCACAGGCAAGGGCGACCGAAAGAGAGCTTAATGCCGAGAAACAAGCACTTGCTGACATGAAGCAACTGCTTCAAGAAATTAAGGCGCAGCAGGAATCCACCGGGGGCAGCAATGCCTCATTCCGCACACAACTGCGCCAGACGACCAACGAGCTGATGCAGCTCAAGACCGAGTATGCCGCACTATCTGACACGGAAAAGAGCGGTGCGGCAGGGCAAGAGCTGGTGCGGCAAATGGAGCAGCTCAAGCAGAAAGCTGCGGAGCTGCGCGTGACGATGAACGCCACGAACAAGACGTTGAAGAACCTTGCTTCACCCACTGCCACTTTCAATGCAATAACAAGTGGGCTGACACTGACAACCGACGTGGCCGGTGGCGCAATGGGCGCAATGCAGCTGTTCGGTCTGCAGACGAAAGATGCCATCGAGGTGCAAGCCGACTTGTCGTCAGCGATGGCCATAACCAATTCTCTGACCTCAATCCAGACTGCAACACTAAAGAGCTCCACACTAATGCTCAAGGTTGCGGCTATCCAGACAGCCGCCAAGACAAAGGCCGAAGAACTGGCCGCAGCTGCGCAAAAGCGTGGCACGGTAGCCACCATTGCCGCCACGGTGGCGCAAAAAGCGTTCAACATTGTTGCCAACGCCAATCCTTATGTCCTTTTAGCGACGGCAATCCTGTCGGTTGTCGGTGCTCTCTACATGTTCTCACGCAGCAACAAGGAAGCAAAGGCTGCGCAAGAGGAAGCCAACAAACGTGCCCAGGAGGCCGTGAAATTGCAGCAGACATACAAAGACGCATACGTCAAAAGTGCAAGCGAGAGTGCCACGGCAATAGGCCGAATGAAAGCCGCATGGGTCGGCCTCGGAAACTCTTTGGCAGCAAAGTCGCAATTTGTAAAGGAAAATCAAAGTGCCTTTGCCGACCTCGGCATTGCCATTGACAATGTGGCTGATGCGGAGAGGCTTTTCAACAGTAACGACAATCTCGCCCATTTTGAGAGAGCCATGCAACACCGCGCTGCGGCAATGGGTGCAGCCGCAGCCGCTGCGGAGCTTTACAAAAAAGCGTTTGAACTGACTGCGCAGCCGGCAAAAGTCGCAAAAAAAGATTTTTTGACAAAAGAGATAAGCCGTGAGGAGTATGAGCGACGCAGACGAGCCGGCGACAAAAACATACGGCAAGAGTTGCAGCAGGATTATCGAGCCATAAATGGCCCGAAAGAATACCACTACTATGCCTACGACGAGCAAGCCGGGCAACTGGCCGCTCGTCGCAAACAAGCGGAGGCTGAGAAAGAGGCCGGGCGTTACATCGCACAGGCTAACGCCATACAGAAGCGGCAGAATGACGAGGAGCGCAAGCGGCAGGCCGAACTCAAATCGGCTGGCGTCAAGCCGGCGTCATCATCATCGAAAAGTTCCGGGCGCAGAGGAAAAGCCGACCGGAAGAATGAGCAAGCCGCCCAACGCAAGGAAATCGAGGAGCGCAAGAAGCTCGCCGAGCATCTGCAAAAGGAGCTGGAGGCGTTGCAAAAGAAGAATGACGAAGCCGAAATCAACGCAATGGCCGACGGTGCGGAGAAAAAGCGCAAGCAGATAGTCGCCGACTACAATGGGCGCAAAGAAGAGCTCGAACAACAGCAAAAGCAGTGGCGCGAGGAGAATAAAAAGGCCAATGCCACGACTGGAGAGAATGGCTTGACGGCCGACCAGACGGCAGCACTGGTGAAAGCGCAGCGGCTCAACGAGGAGCAGAAATCAAAGGAATTGGAGGCATTGGAGAAAGAACAGCTGCAAAGCCAGCTGCAAGCCATGCTCGATTATTTGGAAAAATACGGCACGTTGCAAGAGCAGAAGTATGCCATTGCGCAGGAGTATGCGCAGAAAATCAAGGAAGTCAATGCCAGTGCGGTAAGTGACGAGGAGAAGCAGTGGCAGCTGAAATCCTTGCAGCGTGAACGTGATGCTGCGCTCAGCCAAGCCACGGCAAAGAACCTTGCAATGAACATTGACTGGGGTGCCGCGTTTGACGGCGTTGGCAACGTGCTTGCCGACATTGCCAAAGAAACAATCAAGCAAATCGAGGCATACATGAAGACTGCGGAGTTCAAGGCTCTGCCAGCGGAGAGCAAGAAAAGCTACACCGATTTACGCAGCAAGCTGACGCAAGAGACTGGTGGAACAGCCGCAAGTCCATTCAACTTCAAGCAGTGGGGGCAAATCTCGCAGCAAGTCAAATCTTATCAGGCAAGCGTGCGAACACTGCAACATCAGACGGAGCTGCACGCACAAGCTGTTGACAATCTTGAGAAAGCGCAGAACGAGCTGGCCAACGCCACCGACGACTCGTCGCGGCAATTGGCCAAGTCAAAGGTTCAGATGGCGCAGACAGCCGTCAAAGCCACCGAGCAAGCACTGAACGAGGCGCAAGACACCTCGGACAGCAAGAAAGCTGACTTGTCCAACTCTACGCAAGCCGCATCTAATGGACTGAAGAACTTCGCCTCTTACTTGAATGAGATGAAGGGAGGCTCGCTTTACGGCTTTGCCAACGGCATAAGCAAGCTCGTGACCTCTTTGAGCAAGGGGTCTGACGGCGTTGCCAAAGGACTGAGCGAGCTTGGAGGAAAGATTGGTGGCATAGTAGGAACGATTTTGCAAATCCTTGATGCCCTTGGTGACAACCCGACGCAATTCATTGACGACTTGCTGAACAAAATCGGTGATGCAATTAGTGGAATCTTGGAACAACTGCCGCAGATAATTGTCACCATTGTAAAAGATGTTGGAAAGATTGTGCAAGGCATAATCAAGGGCATCGGCAGCTGGTTCGGTGGTCTCGGAGGCTTCGACTGGACGGCATACAACAACATGGTCGCCATACACAAGGAACTTGACGAGGTGTGGGACGACATCTTGAAAAAGAAAAAGGAGTACATCTCCGAGAGCTGGGGATATGAGGCCGCAGCCGCGCAAAGGGAAGCCGATGCGCTTGTTAAATCCCAAGCCAATGCCGCAAGGGAGATGGCTAAACTGTGGATTTCAGCCGGCGCGGACTGGAATCACCACAGCCAAGGCTACAAGCTGAATAAGAATCTAAGCGCACAAGCGAAGGCCGAGGCGGTAAGTGTGTTCGGAGAGGACTGGCAACAGACCATAATGAACATCAGTCCCGAAAGACTGCAAGAGCTTCTCGGTACTGGCCGCCTTGCTCAATTCTGGGCGGAGTTGCGCGTCAATGCCAAAGACTTCTACGAGTACCTCGTAGAAATCGGCAACAGCAGCGAGAAAATCAAGGAGAACGAAGAAGCCGCACAAAAGGCTCTGACGTTCACCGATTTTGACAGCTTGCTTGACAATTTCAATTCGTTCTTCACCGACCTCGGAAAGACCTCGCAGGACTTTGCGAATGACATGGAAAAGCAATTCCGCAATGCGGTGTTGAAGGGACTTATAAACGATAAGTACAAGGAGAAGCTGAAAGACTTTTACGCGAAGTGGGCGAAATCAATGGCCGACGGCAGTCTGACAGCAGACGAGCAGGCACGTCTCAAAAAGGAATATCAGCAGATTGTTGATGATGCGTTGAAAGAGCGCGAGAACATAAAGAACAACATGGGGTGGAGCGACGACGCGACCAGCCAGAACGGCACAAGTGGCGGATTCCAGAGCATGGGACAAGAGACCGCCGAGGAGTTGAATGGCCGCTTCGCGGCAATACAAATGGATACGGCCGCGATGCGGCAAGGTGTCGGCCGAATAGCAACGAGCATTGACGAGATACGCGGATTTTCCCTGTTGAGCCTCGGACACCTCGAGGATATAAGCCGCAACACACGGCAGCTCTTTGAGATAAAGGACACGTTGAATGACATTAAAAAGCATACGCAACGGTTATGATTAGATACAAGCTGAATATCAACGGCAAAGAGGTGAACACCACCGGAGGTTTGCAGGGCGTGTTGCTCGGCAATGGCTCTGTCGCCGCACTGCATCAGCATGGTGGGCTGAAAGACTATCCCACCAACAGCAATGCAGCTATTGACGGCAAGCGCACACTGCCCGGCTTTGCGCCAAAGGTCAATGCTAGAGATGTGCAAATCACTATTGGTTTGCAAGCCAGTAGTTATGCGCAATTCTTGACGCGGTATGCTGCTCTTATTGCCACACTGGAGGCCGGAGCTGTTGATTTGCGCGTCGATTGGAGCGAGAATTGGGGCAAGACGTGGACGCAGGGTGAGACCTACCATCTGCTGTACACAAGTTGCTCGCAGTATAGTGAATTTAATGGACGATTGGCGAAGTTCGTGCTAAAATTCAATGAGCCAAATCCACATAACAGAAGCTGACGGACATGGGAATTGAGCAGTTGACGATATACGATTTGTCGGGGAACGAGAGAGCCACAATCATTCCCAATGACGGCAGTACCTACGCAGCAGAGCTGATGAAGAAAGAGGAGCTGTTGCTGAAATTCGTGCTTGCCACGCCGGTCAGGTTTGCAATCGGCGACTGGTGCAAGTGTACGTTTGGCAGATTTGAGGTCACCTCGCTTTACCGCCCTACCCTTGCGGCCAGTGGCGCATGGCAGTATGAGCTGCCGATGCAAGCGCACTACTGGAAGTGGTCGAACAAAATCCTGTACTACGACCGCCAGCACGCAAGGGAGTGCAGCTTCACCCTCACGCACGACATCGCACACCACGCCTCAATCGTCGTAAGCAACCTTGCGGCTCTTGGCTATACCTACGAGGGCAAGGCTTATGTGGCCGACATTCAAAGCTCGGTCACAGCAGAATTGAAGCTCGTGAGTTATGAGAATTCAAGCATCATCGCTGCTCTGGGCAGCATCGCAAAAGCCTTTGACTGCGAATGGTGGGTCACGGATAATGTCATTCACTTCGGGCGTTGCGAGTTGGGAACAGACGTTGAACTTGCAGAGGGAGATGAGGTTAACGGCATGAGTGCGACCGACAGCAGCCAAAGCTATGCGACACGAATTATCGCCTTTGGAAGCAAACGGAACTTGACGCAAGCCTATCGCCCAGACAGCGACGAGGTGGTGGTTGGCAGCATAAGGGAGAAGCGGTTGATGTTGCCGCAGGGCACGCCTTACGTTGACACGGCCAACAATTTGCCAACGGAGCAAGCCGTGGAGACGGTCTTCGTGTACGACGACATCTATCCGCACCGTATCGGCACGATTTCTTCTGTTACGACAAAAGAGTATTCCGACACCGACTCTGACACTGGTGCGGTGACAAAATGGAACGCATTCCGCTTCACCGATGCCGGGATAAAGCTCTCAAACGACTACAAGCTGAAAAACAGCAACGAGGGTTTTAAGATGATATTCGAGTCCGGGGCGTTGGCCGGCATGGATTTCGATGTGAACTTCAATCCCGACGGCTTGAACGAGAAGCTCGACGACGGCACTTGGAATCCAGAGGCGCAAGTCTATGAGATTGTGCGCAACGACTCCTATGGAGTGAAACTGCCAAACGATGACTTGAAGCCAGCCGTCGGTGACAAATACTCCCTCTACAATTTCGACATAAGCTATCTGTCAGCAGATTTGGGCGGAAGCGACAACTACATCGAATTGGCTGAAAAGGAGCTGCTGGCGGCTGCAAAAAAAGACGCGGAAAAGCTAAAAGTTGACGCAAAAAGCTACACGTGCCCTGTCAACATCGTGCGATACTATGGCTACACTGAGGACGAGAGCGGCAAGCAGACACACGCCACAGCTGACGAGCTTGACTTTGGTCTTGGCCAGAAAATCAAGCTCGTCAATCCGGCTTTTTTCAAAGACAGCCGCTCATCGAGAGTGTATGGCTTCGAGAAGTACCTTGACGGCAGCAAGGTCACTTATACCGTCAGTGACAATAGTGAATACAGCAAGTTGGAAGCATTGTCGGAGAATATCGACACACTTGCGTACAAAGGATATACCTACACTGGTGTAGGCGGCACTGGCGGCGGCACGTCAGTCTATCTTATTACCACCCATGACAGCACCACGCCAAGCGAGAGCAATGCTTTCTCTGCTGCGAGGGCGGTTAAGCAGTTTGCCGACAAGGAAAAGGCGTTGAACGAGTTTTTGCGCAAGGACATCGACGACACGGCAAAGGGGCGCATCAACTTCGAGAGCGGACTGGAGTCAGAGGACATCGTGGTGCGCGCGCTGGCCACCATAGCAAAGGCAATCGTTGGGCAGACCGGCTCGGAGAATTTCCGTGACGGCTTCATGGGCGAGGGCTGGAGGATTTGGCAGAATGCCAGCGGCGAGAGCTGCGCCACGCTTGACAGGCTGACGGTGCGTAAGACATGGGCGGTGCTTGAGCTGCTCATAGGCAAGGTGCGCAGCGTGGGCGGCCAGATATGCGTGAGCGCGGCCAACGGCAAGATAAAGGCCGTGTCGGAGAGTGCCACGAATTACATCATCACCTTTGAGGCGGAGAACACCTTCGCCGCCCACGACCTGATGCGCTGCCAGACGTTCTCCACGGTTGATGTTGACGGCGGAGAGACTGCCGCCACGCCTCGCGGCTACTGGGTGGAGGTGAGCGGCGTGCAGAGCAAGGACAGCGTGCTTGTGCCGAAGAGTGAATTTTTGGGGCAGGACACGCCGCAACCGGGAGACGAGTGCGTGCTCATGGGCAACACGCAGAACGCAGACAGGCAAGACCTCGTGCTCATATCCGCCACCGAGGACGGACAGCCGAGGGTAGATGTGATGAGCGGAGTTGCGAGCAAGGACACCGCTTTCACCGGCTGCTTGCGTGCAAGGCTGGGCAATCTGGAGGGCATAGTGGACTCGCATTTCCCCGTTGACGCACAGCCGCAAGGTGACGGCCTGTATGCCGACAACGCCTATCTGCGAGGGACATTCGTGCTCTCGAACGGCAACGACGTGAAGCAGCTGTTTGAGCTTATGGACAACAAGCTCCGCAGCGTGATAAGTGACAACTGGGCGACGAACAATCTGCTGGTGAACGGCTGGCTGTTCAACGGTCTTGCCGGCTGGACTGACGACAACGGAGCGGCAGCGGTGGCCGGCGGAAAGGCATTGGCTATGGGCGAGGGCGTGCTGACGTGCGCCGGCTTGCCAATCGTGCAGGGCAAGACCGCTCCGCAGTGGGAGCTGAAATCAGAGGACGGCATAACATACATCTCCGAGAATGACGGCTGGGAGGACTACACGATAGGCACCGGGTGGGTGACGCAGCCCACCACACCATCAAGGCTGACACTCCGCATCAAGGTGCGTGACTTGTTGAATGGCACGCAGGATATAGGCTACCGACTGCTGGGGGCTGACGCTGACGGCAATACGATAGACGAAGAGCTGCGCAGCGCCACCAGCGACAGCGGCGACTGGGCGGAGGACGTGATAACCACAGAAAGCACATTCGCACGCCTTGATGGCTTGTTTATCAACACGCAGAACCCTGTTGACATAGCCGAGGTGAGCGTGGCGGAGATGCGCATGAGCAGCACTGAGATTGAGCAGACTGCGAACAGGATTGCGCTCACGGTGACGGAGAGCAACAACGGAAAGATTAAAAAGGCCGGCGTTGACATAGACGCTGAAACGATAACGCTCTCCGCGGCGCACACTCGCATCGTGGACGACGAGGGCAAGACGGTGGCGTTGTTTGAGCGTGGCAAGATTAAGACGGCGTTCCTCGACCTGGGCTCGCTCAACATCACCGCCGACGACATACCGATGCTGCGTGAGCTGACCTCTGCCGTTGACCGTGAGGCGATAACCGGGGCGACTGCCGAGCAGAACATTACCGGCACTGCCGAGGTGACGGTGAGCGCGGTGATGACCCACACGACGTTTGCCGTGACGACAGCCGACCGCTACATCTATTTCACCGCCAAGGCGGCCGTGACAAGCGCGCTGGGCGTTATGGACGAGACGGTGGAGGTGGCTTACAGCCGCCACATAAGCGACGAGCTGGTGCAGCAGTACCAAGGCTATGCGGAGAGCGTGGGCGGCGGCAACTGGCGCATCAAGTGCGACAAGACGATAACCGACTTGAAGCTGACGTACAAAGTTGCGGTGCAGGTGACTTCGGTGGGCGAGGCGGAGCGTGGCGGCACGGTGAAGCTGACCATGGGCGGCTATCAAGGCAGCGGCGAGGTGGCTCTCGTGCCTACCGCAGACGAGGGCTCGCTGCTGACGGAAACGGTGGTGGGCGCAAACGGCTTCGCGTCGATTTGGGAAAGCAAGTTCGTGTTCCACCTGCAATCGACTGACAAGACCTATACCGACAGCAAGGGGACGACATTCGCACAGCCGGCCGGCTGCACGATGATGGCCGGGGATTACGGCTGGCGCATAACGGCGGCCGGCATTGAAAAGACCAGCGACCGCGGACTGAACTGGCACAAGGCGTGATTTTTTTTACAGCATTAAACGAAAAAAAGAAGATATGACAACGGAAGACATCAATCAAATTACAGCGGCGGTGATAGCACAACTGAGGCTGGGGGCTACCGACCTTGACGGCATAAAGGCGAGCAGTGCGCTTGCCGACACCGACAACGTGATTGCGGCAAACGGCAGCACGGTGAAGAAGCTGCCGGTGAGCCTTTTCAAGAAGATTGTGGCGAGCGGAACCACGGTGTACCGCCTCATGGTGAGCGGCCAGACGTTCAAGGCCGACACTACCGCCGTGCTCGTGGGCGTGACCAAGAGCGAGGGCGGCAAGATTGAGCAACTGACGGCGTTGCCCAAAGGCTGGCGCATCAAGGTGGAGTGGAAAGGCTCTGCTTCGGCCATGAGCAACGTGCTTTCTGCTCCGGGCACAATCAACCCCAACGCCGCCACCGGCTCAACGAGCGTGGAGATAACGCTCTATGACGGCGACCCGACCACCGACCAGACGGCGCAGGCCATCGACGAGGCGACGCTGCTGCTGGTGAGTGACGGCAAGAACGGCAAGGACGGCGCGACGGGAGTAAAGGGCGACAAAGGCGACACCGGGGATTTGCAGAACTTTCCGATAGAAAGCGTGGATAGCATGGAGCTTGCGGACATATACCCAAACCGCATCTACAAGGCAACCGCTCCCGTGACGGCGGTAAGCGTGGCAACCGTGCATTACTCGGACGGCAGCGACGGCTACGATTTCTCCGCCCACGGAGAACTTGCCGATGAGTATGTGCTTGACTTCACGGCTGACGCAAGTTGCGCGGTGAGCCTGCCGGAGGAGCTGATGTGGAACGCAATTCCAACCTTTCATGAGGGCAAGCGATATGTGATTAGTATAATTGACAACTTGGCTGTTGTCGCTGAATTTACGGCATTATGAGCGCACTCAGAAGACTACTTGTGATTAACGGAGGTGGCTACACCCTGTTAGACCACCTCCGCACAAACAACGCAGGAGTGCTTACCCCCTACCGAGTTACTAAAGAGACCACAATAGATTATATCTACAGCCATAATAATGTACCCAACGACGGTAAATCACAAGAAGCGGTTATCGGTAGGTACATGGGCAAAAGCAAACAAAGTTTTGGTTACATCGTACTTCAAATGGGACCTTCATATAATCGGTATTTCGGAAACGCAATATTATATTTGGGTAATTTCAAGGTCATTAACAATCAAAAGTATCATTTTCAAAAACTGAACCGTCTGACATATTATATAGATAATTATGAATTAACTATCACGGAGGACAAATGGGAAGATTGTGATTGGCAGCTAAATATAGGCAACTATTATAACAAATTGCAACTATCTGATTTGAACATCTACCAGTTCTCAGTCAATGGTGAGATTTGGTATCCGTGCAAGAAAGGAGATGTTTATGGCCTGTACTGCCCTGCGAGGGATTTGAGCGGAGCACAGGAGAGTGACTATTGGATTTACAACGAGAAGTTCACAGGAGATTAATTATAAGAAACTTAATGTTTAATTAATTAAATAAATAAAAAAGGAGGTAATTATGTTATGGTTATGGGAAAAATTTGGAATTGACAAGATTTATCATTTCTGCGTGTGCCTGGCAATCGCCTTTGTGGGCGGTCTGCTGGCAGTGCTGCTCGGCTGCGAGAACCGAGCCGTGGTGGCGTGGGCAGCGATGTATGCCGCCGTGGGCGCCGGGCTGTGCAAGGAGTTCACCGACTGGCAGCACGGCTGCAAGCCAAGCCGGGGCGACATTGTGGCTGACGTGCTTGGCGCGATAGCCGGAACTGTGGGTGCTGTGCTTGTGACGGTGGGATAATAAGACAGGGCACATGACGAGGACGGCGGTAATGAGCGGCGGAAAGCTGCTAATCGTGAGCGCAATGGGGACGGAGGCACTGAGCGCGCTCTTTGACTTGCGGTGGATGCTTGTGGCGGTAGTGGTGCTGATTGTGGCTGACTTCTGGTTCGGCCTGTCGGAGAGCATGAAAAAGCACGATGACTTCCGCTTCAGCCGAGCCGGCCGGCGAACATGCAACAAGGCCGTGGACTACATCACCTACCTCATAGTGGGCGCAGTGGTGGGTCTTGCGATATTCGAGCCCCTGGGGTGGGCTACGCACACCACCACGGCGGCCGTGGGGCTTGGCTTCGGCTGCGTGTGGGAGGTGGACAGCATCATGGGGCATGTGTGCGCCTTGCACGGTGTGCAGTGGAAATTCAGCGTGAAGAAGCTGCTGATTGCGTTGATTAAGCGCAAGTCGCCCGACTTGGGCGAGGCTGTGGAGGAGGCTATGGAAGATGACGAAGAAAGTAACACGAAAATCGAAGAAACGGAGGTGAATAAATGAAACTTAGTGACCACTTTACACTGAATGAATTCACTTACAGCGACACGGCGAGGGCGCAGGGAATTGACAACTCCGTGCCCTCGGACGCAGTGCTGATGAATTTGAAGGAACTTTGCCGTAATGTGCTTGAGCCACTGCGGCTGCGCTACGGCAAGCCAATCCGCATAAGCAGCGGCTACCGCTGCCCGAAACTTAACAAGGCCGTGGGCGGTGTGGCAAGCAGCCAGCACGTGGTTGGGCAGGCGGCCGACCTGAATGTGGGCAGCCGTGAGGAGAACGCAAGGCTCTTTGAGCTGATACAGGCTATGAAGCTGCCCTTTGACCAGCTGATTGACGAATATGGCATGGCATGGGTGCACGTGAGCTACTCGTCGCGCAACAGGCGGCAGGTGATTAGACAACGATAATTTAATTGAAGTGTTATGAGTGACGGCAGAATGATTGATGACTACGGTAACGGCAAGGCTCTTGGCTGTGCTCTTGCCGTGGTGGCGGCGGTGGCTGTAACGGCGACGGTGACGATATTCGCACTGCTGCTTTTGTGACGAACAATAAATTGAAAGAAAAATGGCAAACAACGACATAAGGCATATAAATTACAAGAGTGATTTCTCGGTGGTGCTGGAAATGCCAGACGGCGTGCCGGCGTGGGACTGGAAACTGGCGTTCCGCGTGGGTGTGAAGGAGGTGGCGTTTGAGCAGACCGGGGGTGTGCTGCCGCAAGGTGTGAAGAAGCAGGACGACACGCATGTGGAAGTGTTCTTTGACAACCACGGCTTCGGTTGCGGAACGCTGATTGTGGAGTTCTCGGAGGCAGTGCCGGACGCTGACTACGGTGACGGCTACAAGAACGTGCACACGCCGCAAGTGCTTCCAGTGGTGCTCTGGAGCAGGGCGAGCGACGACACCGCCCCACTGGGCGTGACGTTGCAGTCGAGCCTTGACAGCGCGGTGGCTAACGCCGTGGGAAAAATCAACAGTGAAGTTGGCAGTAACACCAATCGAATAACGGCTTTGGAAGTGGAAAACAAGACATTGGCCGAAGCCATTGATGCTCTCAAGCCCACCGTGAACGCATATACGCTATACAGCTATCCCTATACTCCGGGATTCAACAATGCTATTCTGCCTTGCAAAATGATTGTTAGCGACCCTGACAACACGCTTATTCGTAATTGGATTGTTGAGATCCCCGAAGATGCAGATGTGATGACGCAAGCGACGAAGTGGACGGCATTCATAATAGCCCACCGCAAAAACATCTTTAACACGCATATAAGGTTAAAGATGTCCCTAAATGACATGCAAGGGAACCACAAATTGCTTATTACAGCTGACGAGACAACTAAAAAGTATCTAAGCGGCAACACCCTTACTTTTGACACAGGCTCAAAAATGCAAGTCTTCCGTGTTGACTGCATGGCAGCCATGAATGTCGTGAGTTTGGACTGGCATTGGCTTGGGGAGATAACATCATAAAAAAGCGACTGCTTCCGGCATTTGGGAGCAGCCACTTTAGGCAAGAGTTATTATCGGATAGACGACTTACAGGGTAATTTTGTCAAGTTGATTTTTGAACTTGTTAATTCCATCCTTTATCTTGGCAACTTGCGCATCACCGGCATTAGCCTTGCCAGATGCGTACTGACGCATCAAAGAAGCATTAATTCCTGCCAATCGGCTGAATTTTGAAATATTGATGCAGTCAAAGTACGCAAAGAATGAGGGAATGTCGAATTTGTAAACAAACTCAAGATTCGGGGTTTCCAATCCGTCCTCGGCATTCATCTCTTTTATTTCCTCGTATGAAGCCAGCATATCATTTATCGCCTCATTCGGGGTATCACCATAGCCGGCAAGGGCACAATTTTCGATTTTGCTTGTGGTGAAACAAGAGTACATTCCATCGTTGCCTTTTTCAACGAATGCGTCTGTTGTGATTGTTGCCTGATTCATAATTAAGTTCTTTAAAAAGTAATAAAAAACAAAAACGCTATAAAAATGAAAAATTTAACATTTGTTATGCAAAAAGCTCTCGTAATAATCTGCCTATGCGCCTTGCTCGCCTCTTGCACGAGCCGCAGAACCACCATTGAGAGCCGGACGGACTACCGGACGGACACGGTGAGGGCGAGCCGCACGGACACAACGAGGGTAGCGAGCTGGCGAGAGGCGAGTGTGCAAGACACGGCCAAGACCATTGAACGCAGATTGCTGACTGACAGCGTGACGGTGCGTGACACCACAAGGGTGACAATCAATGCAGACGGCAGCGTGAACACCGACCGCACGCGGTATGTTAGCCGCTATGTGGGCGACACAAGGGAACTTGCCAGCTTGCGGACGAGTGTGGCAAGGTACAAGGACTCGCTCGGAATTTACCGCTCCAGATGTGACAGCTTGCAGAGGGCAAGACATGAGTCGAGGACGGTGACGGTGGAGAGGCCGGTGGAGGTTAACAGGCTGAAATGGTGGCAAACGGCACTGATGTGGCTCGGTGCGGCGGCTCTCGTGACTGTGGCGGCAAGCGTGGGATTTCACCGCAAGGGGTCTGCGATGGTGTGGCTGACGGAGGAAGACTTGCGGCGCATCAAGGAGTTCCGGGCGAGGAAATAACGATATTATCATTTCTCATTTGTTTGAGTTTTTTATGTTTTTCAAAAAGAAACGGCCACCTGTCCGGGAGGATAAGCGGCCGTTGTTGTACAAATTTGAGAGCAATTCACAACGCACAAAAACGATTGTGCCCATGAAAAACTGGCGTAAAGTTATACAATTAATTCACTTGTGCGCGCATTTGCCGCATGTTTTAACAAATTTTGTGTTTTGCGGTGTCCCGCGAATGGGACACAATAGTTTTATAACACGCTGAAAGATAGGTGCGTGTGGCTTTGTCGTGTCCTAACGTAGGGCGCGGTGAGAGGTGTGGGTAAATTTGCCGTACCCTGCAATGGTGCAGGGAATTACATTTAAATCATAATGCTATGGCAGATGAAGTGATTAAAGAAAAGGTGTATTGCCACGACGGAGGTGACAGTGCGGCCTTGACAGCCGCGCTGATGGGCGGCAGAGACAAGTGTGACCCTATGGCCATGATGGCCGCAATGAACGGAGGCGGCGGCAACTGGAACAACAATCCGTGGATGTATCTTATTTTCCTTGCCTTGTTCGGCAATGGCGGCTTCGGCGGCAACCGTCAAGTGCGACATCATGAGAGGTGCGGAGAACAACACGCAGCGCATAATCGACACGCTGAACAGCCACTGGAGCAACGACTTGCAACTGCGCTTGAACCGTGCGGAGCTGGAGCTTAGCCAGCAACGGCAGAACGCCGCTCTCATTGCGGCTCTGGGCAGCAAGACGACCACCACCCCTACCACATGAAGTGCGGCGGCTGTCGTGAAGCCGGCAAAGGCAATGACGGCGAGGACGTGAGGGTGCTGTGGGGCGTGGATAATGAGGAGGGCATATAATGCCCTTTCTTATTTCTCCAAATTCCTCATCATCTCGTTCACATAGTCAATGATTTTGCGATTTGCGTCATCAACCTTTTGGCTGTCAAAGTCGATGTAAATGTCCGTCACGCTCTTCTGACCATGCCCCAGCCCGGCCGCTATTGTTTCTTTCGGAATGTCAAGCTCAGCGGCAATCGTAGCCCAAGTGTGTCGCGCCCAATAGGTCGTCACGCTCGTCACGTCGGGCAGCAGCCGGTGCAGCTCAACGTTGCACGCATAATTGGCAACTCGGTAGGTTGAATAGCGGTCAAGGATATTGAGCAGGTATTTCCCCGACGTGGAGTGTAAGCGGTCAATTATGGCCGCTGCCTCCGGCTCGATTTTCACATCATACAATCTTCCTGTCTTCGCACGACGATAGCTGATGCGCCCAGCCGACACGTCGGAGGGCGTGAGGTTCGACAAGTCGATAAAACTTATACCACGCAGATACACCATTAACTGAAAGACATCTTTTGCCCACCACCCACGCTGGAAAGTGGGTGCAGCGGCAAACAATCGGCATAAGTCAGACACTGACAAGGCTCTCTTGGCAGTCGCCGCATTTTTAATTTTCAGACGGCGGAACGGATAGCTCGTCGTCACGCCCTCGTCGATTGCCGCATTGAACACCGCACGGATATTGCGCAAGTGAATAGCCCTCGTGTTGATGGCATTTCCTCGCTCCACGTCGCACCAGCGGTCAAACGCCTCAATCCACTGCTTTGTCACGTCGTCGAACGAGATGCTGCCAAGCGTCGGACACCATTGGTGCAGCAGCGATAACGTGTTGTTATAGATTGACCGAGTTCGCACCCTGTTGCGTGTGGCTATGAACGAACGAAAGAAAGCCACGAACGACTGCTTGCTGCTCGGCTTGCCGTGAGCCGCCTCGCAGAACTTTGCGGCCAAGTATGCTTTTATTTCTTGCAGCGGCTTATGCTGCACCGCAAGCACTGCTTCCGACACGTCGAGGTATCGGTGAAGCAGGAATGAGTTGTACGCATTACGCAATGGGTGCTTCACGACACGTTGCGCCACAGCGTCCCACTGTCCGGCTTCAAGGCTGATGCCAGTTGGCAAGAAAGCAGTTGCTCCATGCTTCCGAATTGCGATTTTGAGCGGCGACACTCTGCCGCCATTTCTTTTGTCAAGATAGTATGAGATTTTCATGTTTTCAGTGTGCACGTTTTTTGCACGTTATTGTGAAACTAAATATAGCTAAATGTAACCAAATGCAACCAAAATGCAATAAAATATGGGGTATTTTCCGCGACAGGTCAATTATGTGGCGTTCTTTATCAACAAGCAAACGCCTAATTTTCAGCGGAGTGAGAGGGATTCGAACCCCCGTTGCGCTTTTGGCGCAAACACACTTTCCAGACGTGTCAACTTTCACTGCAATCATTTGTCAATCATTTATTTATAAAACTACCCTTGTGGGGTATGCACGTTTTTTACACTTTTTGGCTGCGGCTTGATACATCTCGGTGCTGTCAGACGAGCCATTTCGGCGCGCCACCGGCTCACCGTCTCGGCCGGGAAATCCACACGCCCCTCCTCCGCCTTGCGCAGCTCCGAGGGCGACATCACCGGGGTGTAACGTTCCACCTCCAGCAGCTTGATGAGCCGCTGGCGGAGCTTGTAGCCGGGGGGCGTGGTGAACATAGCCCCCTCGCCCAGCAGAAGCCACCGGGCGTTGAGGTCGGGAAACCGCTCCAGCAGAGTCACCACCGGGTTTATGCCGATGCCGCTCGCCCCTTTGAGCAGATTGCCGAGGTATTGTGGAGACCAGCCTACCATAGCTGCGAAGCGGCCTTGCCGCCCCCCGGTCATGTGGTCCACGAGCTGCGCCAGTCTTTCATTAATTTCTGTTGTTGTCGTTGTTGTCATTGCTTTATCCTTGTCCTTAATCAATCCCTCCGCCCTCATGTGTGGTTCACGCTGATGTGGTTGGCGGCATTGCCGCTCGCCAGCCCTGTCATGGTGAGCGAGATGAGGTGGTCAACCAGCTCCGTGTTGCGCTGCCGCTCGGCGATGAGCTGGCGCGTTAACGAGCTCACCTCGTCAAGCAGCCGTGTGCGGCACTCCGCAAGGCTGTCGATGTGGGTCATGTACTTCTCGCTTATGCTTTCTGTCACGTCCACGAGTTTCTCAATCATGGCATTGGTCTTGTCGATGCGCTGCTCGCTGAGGAGCAGCATCTGGGCGAAGCGGTCGAGCAGCCTTTCATAGCCCTCGCAATCGCCCCGGTTTGTGTTTTCTTTCATAGCTTATCTTTTAGAATTTGGATTAACTGGTCTATCTGCTCCTGCTGGTGCGACATCTGCTCCTGCTGGCGTGTCATCACGCCTATCAGCTTGTCAACCGTGGTTGTGTCTGCCGCCGTGCCCTGCGCAACGTTGCCCACGTTGCTCACCGAACTGCCCCCGGTGGCATTTATCCGACTGCCAGCATCTATGCTTATGTGGTTCACGCTGCCGTGGCTTGTGGCCAGCATCTCACCCTCGCCTGTCAACAACCATGCCGCACTGAGACCGTAGGCAGCCGACAGCTTTGCAGCCGTCTGACGACCTATCGGGTTGCGTCCTGTTAATATCGAATTAACATAAGCCTGCGACGTTCCCAGTTTGTATGCAACCTGTTGCTGCGTAATATTTTGGTCTTTGAAAAATTTTTTAAGAGATATGTAAAAATTTTCGTTTAGCATAATCCTTTGAAAGTTATGTCGTTATAATACAACTATAAAAATTTTGTGTAAAAAATTACGAAAATAGTTGTTTATATACGATTTTCGTTATAATTTTGCGTCATAGTTATAAACAACGGAGTAAATATAAGGACAAATTCGAAATAAAACAAATCATAAAAGCAAAGTGGAAAAATGAGAAGAAAGGAGATAACAAGTTTAAGATTGGCGCAGACGATAGTTGCGCTGCGCAAGACGAGCTACTCGAGGGATTTCAACGCCGCTTTCGGCGCGATGATGATGCTGGTTGGCGACAACGCCCTTTGCACGGAGGCGTGCGCCATGTGCGGAATGGGTGCGCAGGCGATGCGCAAGCTGCCGGAGAAGCCCAAGAGCCGCAGGGGCGATGAGGACGAGGACAGATACGAGAGCAGTTTGTTTGACGAGTGAGCCGCTTATGGAGACGATAACACTGGCGGCAGCGAAACGCCGCATCGAGCGAGCCATAAGGGGCGGCAAGCACACCACGTCGGAGATAATGGAGGCGGCGAACCTCGAAACGCACTACTGGAGGGTCTGCCAGGCGATAGCCGACCTGCAGATAGCCGGGCGTGTGCGATACGACAAGGTGCTGCGCGGCTACTACATCGACTAAGAAGTGGCAAGGACCGCAGGAGTGCCACGGAGGGCAACGCGCGCTGGATAGCCGCGAGGGGGTTCGACTCCCCCACACTCCGCAAGAGAGATTAAGCATTTAACAACATTTCAAAAATCAATCAAAATCAAAAAAGACATGGAAGAAAAGGCAATCAAGGCAACGGACTTCATGACCGACAGCGAAAAGGAGAAAGTGCGCCGACACAGTGAAATCTGCCGCCTCTACACCAGTTGGAGAAAGCAGTTCCCGGAGATGCCGCCCACGCGCATCATGCGCAAGATTTCGGAGCAGCTCGACATGACGGTGCCCGGAGTAAGACTGGTGCTAATCCAACACAAGTATTTCACACCTAACACAGGCAAGGGAGGGCGCAGTAATGAGAACCAGTGACACAACGGCAATGACGGCAACAACAACGGCAGATAACGCCGGAGCTGGAGCGGCTCGCCGATACGGCGAGTTCGCCAAGTGGGCAGCGGCCGTGGCACTCGGCACATGGCTGGCGGTGAGCTTCATCTTCTTGGCCGGCGAGCAAGCCCCGGAGTGCAGCGACACGATGTTCTTCGTGGTGAAAGCCGTGAGCGCGGCCGCCCTCTACGGAGGAGTGAAAGCCGCCAAGGTGATGCACGGAATGGGGCTGCTGCCCGACATAGGCATTGACGAGGGCGGCTGCGATGAGGACAAGAAAGGAGGCGAGTCATGACACCGACACCCCCGGAGGTAATTCCCAACGGCCGCTACTCCACGCTCGAAGCCGCGGCTCTGCTCGGCATCACACGCACCACGCTGTGGCGCATGACCAGCCTGCGGCAGATAAAGTGCGGCTACCGCCGCTCCTCTGGCCGGCGCTTCTACACCGGCCGGGAGATAATGATGGCTTGGGAAGCCAAATTGTAACACAAACAAAATGACAAATAGAACACTAAAAGACAACTGCAATGACACCAACGAACAACATCGGAAACACAAGGCTTTTCGGCTCGATATGCCTTGATGACATACCCAAGGAGCTGATAGTGACAGGCCGCAACGGCAAGCGTTACCTGCAAGTGATAATCGACAAGAGGCGTGAGCCCGGCAAGTGCGGTAACACCCACTACATCAAGTTCTACGTGCGTGCCAAAGACCGCAAGCCGGGCGAAAACAGCCACATCGGCGACCTGCGGCCGAGCACCGCCCCCACACGCAGCGGACTGCGCGCGGAGCAGCACCGGGAGTATGTGGAGCGCAAGAGGCTGGAGGCTATGGAAGAACAGCCGCAAGAAGACAAACGGAACACTTACGGACAATAAACGAGACAGTGGAAATCAGCAAGACCACATATCGCGAAACGGTGAGGCTGCTGCGTGCCCTCGCCACGCGCCCGGCAAAGGGCGTGAGGCAGCTCAACGAGCAACGCCGCGCAAAGGTGCTGCTGGCAAAACTTGGGAGGCTCTATGGCTTGGATTAAACTACACAAGAAGTTCCTGCAATGGGAGTGGGCGCAGAACGCCGAAATGGTGCAGCTGTTCGTGTGGCTGCTGCTCTCGGCGGCGTATGAGGACGGCTGGAAAAACGGCCGCTGGATTATGCGCGGACAGGTGCTGGTGAGCCAAAGGAAACTGGCCGAGGAGCTGGGCATGAGCTATAAGAAATTGCGCCTTTGTCTGGCCGCCCTGCTGGCCAGCGGCGAGGTGGTGACGGAGGCACGCAGAGGGGCGCAATCAAAAACGCTGATAACTATCTGTAATTACGATGTTTACCAAGCACAAGACAAGGAAGAGGGGCGCAATAGGGGCGCAAAAAAGGGCGCAATAAACACCCCAATTTGGGGCGCAATAAATTCAGAGGACAACGCACAAGAGGTCAACAAGTTAGCCGAACAGCCAACACAACAAGGGGCGCAATCAAAACCCCAATTTGGGGCGCAAAAAAGGGCGCAGAAATATAAAGAAGATATAAAAGAATTTGTTGTTGTTGATAACTCATCCGCGCGCGAGGCTGAAATCGAGAAATTGAGGCAGTCACTCTATGCCTCGCCGCTCAAAATCGAAAGCGCGATGCGCGCCACCGGCATCACCGACCAAGGGGAGCTGCTGACCATGTGCGAGGAAGTGTTCGCCGACTGGCAGTTCACCGAGGACGACGGCATCAACTGGAAACACCTGCGCAGCCAGCTGCTGGTAAAAGTGGCCGCGATGCGGCAGGAGCAACGCAAGGTTTCGGCGCAGCCGAAACGGAAATACACGCCCGAGGAGTTTAAAAAAGGGCTCACGGAGGCGATGATGAAAGAGGCGGCCGCAAGGCTCGCCGCAAGCAAACAACAGGCAAACAACTAACCGAGGGAGGACAACGAGAATGGAACTTACGACAACAAGACAAAACCAGCAGCAGCCAGTGTGCAACGAGCCCTGGGCGGTGGCTATACGGCAGCGTTACGGCTCGCAGGGGGCGATGTGGCAGAAGTGGTCACCGGCCGTGCAGGGCTACTGCGCCGCCCACCCGGAACAGGCGGCTCACACTCCGCTGCTGGTGCGCATGGCCAGAAGCTACGGTGACGAGGCGATGGTGACGCTGGTGGCGATGCACATGGCGAGCGTCATGGTGGCCTTGACCGACGACGACACGGAGCAGAGCTTCGAGGACGCGAAGAAATCGGCCTACGCCGCCGCCTCGCTGCTGGTGGGCGACAGCCGTCTGAGGGCATTGCCGACGGGTATGCTGCTGACGTTCTTCCACCGCGCCAAGGCGAGGCAGTACCGGATATTCGGCAAGCACGCCACACCGATGCGGTTGCTCGACGCTTTGCAGACGGCATACCGGGAGCTGATGCGCGAGACCGAGGAGCAGCGCATGAGGCGTGAGGCAAGGGAAAAGGCGGAGGCCGACCGCAAGGCCGAGGCGGAGGCGATGGACTGGGAGCAGTACCGCAAGCTGAGAGGCTGGGACGACCCCACCCCACAGGCGGCGATGCGGAGGCTCTACGAGGAGGCGAGGCGTGAAAACGGCGCAGACGGAGCACGGCATGAGGCGCAGACACCGCCCAAAACGCACGGAAACGCACCGCCACGGCAATTTGACGGCAAAAACGAATAATTCTACGTTTGGAAAATTTTAACGGCTTAAAACGGCATAAAAACAAATAACAAAATCTCAACTCAATCGAAATGAAAAAAATCAAAATCAAATCAATGGCCTTGACGAACTTCAAGGGCATACGGAGCATGAGTGTTGATTTTGGTCAAAATCTAACCAAAATCACCGGGCGCAACGGAAGCGGAAAGACTACGATTTTCGACGCCTTTACATGGGTGCTCTTCGGTAAGGATAGCCACGACCGCAAGACTTTCGACATCAAGACAATCGGGGCTGACGGCAAGCCTATAGCAAGGCTTCCGCACGAGGTGACGCTGCTCCTCGACGTGGACGGCGAGGAAATCAAGCTCTGCCGACGCTACAAGGAGAAGTGGGTGAAGCGCCGCGGAGCTACCGAGGAGGAGTTCACGGGGCACGAGGAGGAAAGGCTCTACAACGACGTGCCAATGTCGGTCAAGGACTGGGGCGAGAAGATTTCGGGGCTCTGCTCCGAGCAGGTGTTCAAGTTCATAACCTCGCCAAGCTATTTCGTGGCGCAGAAGCCCGACACGCTAAGGGCAATGCTGGTGCGCATGGCCGGTGGGATAACCGACAGCGACGTGGCGGCCGGCAACGCCGACTTCACGCGGCTGCTCGCCAATCTGACCGGCAAGACGCTCGATGAGTACAAGCGTGAAATCGCCGCCAAGAAGCGCAACGTGAAAGCCGAGATTGACGGCATACCGGAGCGCATCGACGAGCGCAAGCGCGACACTCCGGAGCCTCTGGACTATGCGGCACTCAGCACCGAGCTTGCGATGAAGCAGAAGCAAGTTGACAAGATTGACGGAATGCTGCAAGACAAGGCCAAGGCCGTGAATGAGCTTGCGGAGCGCAAAATCGCCATCACCAAAGAGCTGGCCGCGCTAAAGGAAAGCAAGGCAAAGGCCGAGATAAAGGCGGAGGGGAAAGTGTTCCAAAACTACCATAATCGGCACTCCGAGCAGACGAGGCTCAAGATGCAAGTGGGCGAGCTCAAGACGCAAGCCAGTAACATTGCCTACAATGCGAAAAACGCCGAAAAGGAAATCAAGAACTTGGCGGAGCAGCGCGAGCGGCTGATTGCGCAGTGGCACGAGATTAACGACCGCAAGCTGGTGTTCGACGACAAGGATTTCATCTGCCCGACTTGCAAGAGGCCGCTCGATGTTGACGACATCGAGAGCCGCCAAGCGGAAATGCTCGCAGAGTTCAACGGCCGCAAGGCAAAGGACTTGGAGCGCAACGTGAGTGAGGGACAGGGCGTGAAGAAGCAACTCGACGGCTTGCAGACCGCCCTCGACGAATACGGCAAGGAGCAAGCTGAAATCCACGGCAAAATCAAAGAAATCGAAGCGCAGCCTCTCTACTCGGAGGACATCGTGAAGCCCGACCAATCGCTTGTGTCAAGCGAGCTGGCGGCCGATGAGGAATACCAGAGCACGCTCAAGGCCATTGCCGGTAAAGAGGACGAGCTGAAGCTGCTCGGCCAGTCCTCTACCGACGACAGCAACACCGGGCTCAAAGACGACAAGAAAGCCCTGCTCGGTGAAATCGACGAAATCAAGGCAAAGCTCGCCACAAAGGAAATCATCGAGCGCAACAACGCACGCATCGAGGAGCTGAAGAAGCAGATGCGCACGCTCAATGACGAGCTGGCCGGCTATGAACGCACCGACTTCACAATCCAGAGTTTCCAAAAGGCGAAAATCAGCGCGGTAGAGGCACGAATAAACGGAATGTTCAAGTTCGTGAAATTCAAGATGTTCGACACGCAAATCAACGGCGGCGAAGTGGAAACCTGCGAGGCCACGGTTGACGGCGTGCCCTACTCCTCGCTTAACAGCGCGAAGCAGATAAACTGCGGCCTCGACATCATCAATGCCATCTGCCAATTTGAGGGCATCAGCGCGCCGATTTTCATCGACAACGCGGAGGGTGTGCTCCAGCCGCTCGACACCGAGAGCCAGCAAGTGAGGCTCTATGTTGCGGACACAGATTTGACTATAAATTAAACTAAATAAAAACTTTAACTAAAAACAAAAAGAATTATGACAACCAACACTTTACAGACAACAACGGCTCAACGCCAAACACCAATGGTGGCATTCAAGGCAATGCTCAATGCCGATAGTGTGAAACAGCAATTCGAGAACGCTCTGGGCAAGCACAAAGACGCTTTCGTCGCATCGCTTATTGACCTCTATGGAGGTGACAAGGCTCTCCAGACTTGCAAGCCTGCGGCCGTGGTGGCCGAGGCTCTGCGCGCGGCCACGCTGCAACTGCCGCTTAACAAGGCTCTCGGCTTCTCATACATCGTGGTTTACAACAACAACGTGAAGGACGCAAACGGCCAGTGGCAGAAAGTCCCCACCCCGACATTCATCCTTGGCTACAAGGGATATATACAGCTGGCGATGCGCACCGGCCAGTACAAGACAATCAACGCCGACCTCGTGTACGAGGGAGAGCATCAACAGGTCAGCAAGCTCAGCGGTGAAATCAATTTTGCCGGAGAGAAGAAATCAGACAAGGTGGTTGGCTACTTCTGCTACTTCGAGCTGCTCAACGGCTTCACAAAGACCCTTTACATGAGCGTGGAGGATATGGCCAAGTACGCAAAGCACTACTCCAAGGGCATCAGCCGTGCCGTAACCGCGGAGCAACTTATGGCAAAGGCGAACGACGGCCTTATAACCGGAAAAGTAGGCTGGGAGGGCAACTTCAACGACATGGCCATCAAGACGGTGGTGCGCCGCCTTTTGAGCAAGTACGGCTACCTCTCGGTTGAGATGCAGAGTGCAATGAGCGGTGACATCGAGGCGGAGCAGAGCCAGGCCGACCGCGACAACACGATTGACGTGAGTGCCAACGCGCAGACGCTTGACGTTGACACCGCCCCGGTTGAGAGCGTTGACACCGAGACAGGCGAGATACTCGCCGCTCCGCAAGCAGGTGCAGCGGCAGCGGCCAAGAAAAATGAACCCGGTTATTAATGAAAAGGCATGGTTTTGCGGTGTTTGGGCAGCGGAAGCAGCGGCAACTGCTATGTGCTGCAAGGTTCAGAGGAGTCACTCGTAATCGAGTGCGGCGTTGACTTCCAGCAAGTGATGGAAGCCGTCAACTGGCACTTGTCGGAGATTGTGGGCTGCGTCGTCAGCCACAGGCACGGCGACCATGCCAAGTTCCTTGACAAGTTTCTGGAGCGAGGCATCAACGTGCTTGCCCTGCCCGACGTATTTCAAGCCAAGAAAGTCAAATGCAAGGCTTTCTGCAAGGAGATAGAGCCGATGAAGTGGTACAAGGTGGGCGGCTTCAAGGTGTACCCTATTCCTGTTGCGCACGATGTGCCCTGCGTGGCCTACATCATCGAGCACGCAGAGCTCGGACGGCTGGTGTTCGTAACTGACACCATGATGCTTGAATACAAGCTGCCAGCCGGCGTGAACCACCTCATGCTTGAGGCCAACTACTCCGACAGAGTGCTGAACGGCAACATCATGGACGGTGTTACGCCGGTGGCGACCAAAGACCGCCTACTGCATTCACACATGGAGCTGGACACGACGCTGGGCATTCTGCGAGCCAACGACATTACCGACGTGAAGGAGGTGGTGCTGGTGCATTTAAGCGCGCGCAATGCAGACCCGGAGCAGTTCTGCGACGCGGTGCGGCAAGCGACAGGGAAACCGGCCTACGCCGCGCACAAGGGGCTTGTTATGGAATTGACAAAGTAAAGAGTAATAATCATGTTCAAAAGAAAATTCAAAATCGGCGACAGCGTGCGCTTCCGCGTCCCACTCACATGCGGCTGCTTCTGGGCTGACGTTTGGGACTACCGTTGTGGCACGGTGACACGGCTGCTGCCTTGGTGGCTCGGCCACCGCTACGAGATAACTGACAACAACGGCCGAAAGGCCACGATAAACGAAAAATACATACTGCGATGAAGATTGAAATCCCAAAAACATTCAACGTTGAAGACATCACCCCGGAAGTGACCGGGGCGACCAGCAAGGACTACCTCGACGGCTACCACCGGGCAAAGGAAAAGCTGGCGATGCAGATAAAGGCGTTCTCCGCCTGCGGACTGGCCGAGGCGGAGCAAAGGGCAAAGGCTCAGATGCGCTTAGTTGACGGCAAGATAGAGGAATTTCAAGCCAAGGTAAAGGCCGAACAGCGTGAGATGTACCGCATGGTTCTGAAAGTTATGATGGCGTGTGACTACGCCAACGGCCTCTCACTCGACTTCGCAGAGTACATGGAGCGCACGACCCACACCGCCGAGGGCTACGACCTCGTGGACGATGTTGACACCCTGAAAAAGGCGTGCAAACAAGTGCTCTCCGGAATGGAGCGGTGCTTCGGCAGCCGCCAGCTTTCGGAATACTCTAAGATACAGGCCGCCCTGGAGGAGAAAATCAATCCCCTCTACGAGGCCAGCACAAACGAACTTGAAAAAACAATGGACAGAACAAAATGAACAAATTAAACAAAAGAAATAACAATGGATTTAATTATGATTGGGTATCAACGAATAAAGGAGGAGGAACGAAAAAATGGAAATTGAGACATCTGTTAGTGTAGATATTGAAAGTTTGGGCAATGATGTGATAGCGTATCTTGCACAAAGCGCACTTAACCTTCTTGATGAAGGTAAAAGTCAACAAGTGATAGAGAATAATTTAGACAAGGCGACAGACGAAGCTCTTATAGAGGAGCTTCAGAAAAGAAATTATGAAATTAAAGAACAGTGATTATGGCAGTTGGTGGTAAATGTCCCAGAAAAATTTTCATCTCTGGTGATATTCTTAATGAAGTATTGACGGCAATCATGCACAACGGCTTTGAGTGTGCAATAGTTCCAAACGGCGGTGGTTTCACAATCACCTATGACGATATGCACATTCTCTTTGTGGAAAAACAGCGACAAGAGAAGAATAAAGAATATGACGTTGTTAGAGACCAACTTATAGCCGCAAGGGCTGAACTTGCAAAACTTTGCAAAGAAGTTGAACTTGAAAGGAACAATCAAACAAAAAAGAAAATTATGAGTGATATAATCAAAAGCTACAAGGGGTTCGACAAGAACCTATGCTGCCGCGGCTTCCAGTACGAGGTCGGCAAAGAGTATGAATTCGATGGTGAAATCAAATGCTGCCAGCAAGGCTTCCACGCATGCGAAAACCCCTTTGAGGTGTTCGACCACTACGACATGCTGACATCTCGATTCTGCGAGGTGGAGCAATCCGGGAAAATCGACCGAGAAGACGATGAAAAAAGCACAAAGGTCTGCTCGTCGAAAATTAAGGTGAAGGCAGAGCTGAAGCTTGCAGACCTTATAAATATCGGGGTTGAGTGGCTCAAAGAGGCAACCTCCCCGAATAAGATTAAAGGCACTAACAACAGTTCTGGCGACTCCGCCAAAATCGGAAGCAGCGGCGACCGTGCCCAAATCGGAAGCAGCGGCAACTACGCCCAAATCGGAAGCAGCGGCAACTACGCCCAAATCGGAAGCAGCGGCGACTCCGCCAAAATCGGAAGCAGCGGCGACTCCGCCAAAATCGGAAGCAGCGGCGACTCCGCCAAAATCGGAAGCAGCGGCGACTACGCCCAAATCGGAAGCAGCGGCAACTACGCCCAAATCGGAAGCAGCGGCGACTCCGCCAAAATCGGAAGCAGCGGCGA